GAATTAGTTTCAATAGTATTGCTACTAGCCAATAGGCTAGGAAACCAAAACGAAGCTTTTTTATCAGGTGGTTTTTTAGTCATTGTAATTAATATACTATATTTAGATATCTTTATATTGAAAAAAAATAATAATTATAAGATATATTTAGTAATTGTAATAAATAAAAAACAATATAAAAATAGGCATAAAGTATAAAGAAATATCAAGTTTATGTGCTACTAGTAGCATCCCATTAATTTGCAATTACTTATATCCACCAACTCTACAAACTTATCCAATCCATATGGTTTAAACTTATTTTTTCTTTCTACTTTTTCCATTCTATGATAAGGTATATTTAACATACTACATAATTTCTTTAATTCGTTATTGTCCTTTTCATCAGTATAAGAATTTGCTATTACAGCAATACAATATTTTTCTAGAGGAATATCACGGTTGAATAAGATTTCGTGTGAATGCATATAAGTAATTTTATCTAAATAAACATTTGTTTTACAATATTCATTAATATAATTTTTCAATTTAGTTAGATTAGGCATTCTAGATAAACCACCTTTTGGACTTTTTATAATTATATCTTCCTTATTTTCAACTATTTCAGTATTAGTATTAGTCTTAGTCTTAGTAAAAGCATCTTCAAAATTATTTAGGAATCCACCCACATGTGTTGCATAAAATGGATAATCTTTTAACAATTCTTTTGATAATACAAATGCAATTGAACCCCAATGTGGATTATAATTTTCTTGATTTGGAATATCTTTATAAATAAATTGTGTAAATATCTGATTAGTTGGAACCCAATCAGCTAAAATAACCTTGTTTTTTTTAGGTGGATTTGCAAGTATCTTTGTTTGTTGTAATATTCTAATTGCATTTTCACCTCGTGTTCCGTGGAGTAAATATTCTTTATTCATTATATGATTATTCTAGAATATGTTATATATTTTTATTTCTTTTTTTATTCCATTTTTCATTTCATTTTTATTTGTTCTTCTAGAATAAAAATAATTAAAAATAAATACAAAAATAAATACAAAAATAAAACACAAATTAAATAAATGGATGAACAAGATGAATATACCGATATTACTAAAAATGAACTAACTAATTACAATACTATATTACACCAACCTAAATTACAACATACCAATCTATCTATTCTAGAACATGATAAAAATAGATTAGCTAGAATACAACAACAAATCAATAAAATTACTATTTTAATTTCCAATCAATATAGTCATCAGTATTATGTCGATTTATTGCTTTGGCAAAATCATTATTATTATTCCAAACAAAATTATTTATATGAATATTATTATGATTGCTTTTGTTGTATAAATTATAATCCTAATTATTATTTTGATAATGGAAAGCATGGCTATGGCAAATGTTGTTATTCAGATTTATATCAAGAAAGTAATTATTATATAGGTTGTATCCTATGTTTGATACCTTGTTTATTTTGCTTACCAATTTGGATATATGATACATTGTATCGAAATTGGTATGGTTATTCTAGAACAGGTTTTTTTGAATGGATTGGTTATCTAACATTCAAATATTGTGTTTGCAAATGCTGGGAAAATTATTGGTATTTGAATATATTACCGGAAGAAATTGAAGAAGTATGCAAACTATTACAAGAAAAATATTCTGGTATTTTGGAAGTACAAATGAAAAAATATGGTAATAATATTAAATCAATAAGCATTACGAGTAAATAATTAATTATCTAAATAATGTTTATAGTTATCAGGAACACTATTTTTTTCTTCTTCTGTTAAATCATTTAAATATTTCCATTTGAAACCGTATGCAGTAATTCTGTTATTTTTTTTTTTACAAATATTTACTATATCGCCACAAGATTGTTTATCTATATTTTTAAAAGCATCGACTGTTGTTTTAAAAATATTTAATACTTTATTATCTAATGATAATTGAACAATTTTCTTTCTTATCTCTCGATTTTCATTTGTATGTGAATCAACAAATATATTGTCGTCTTGACGATGTTTATATTTAGTTATGGTTCTATTAATTAATTCCAATTTATCTATCTTTATTCCTTTTAATTTATTTATTTCATCCTCTGTTAAATCTTTAAAATATTTCCATTTATAACCATATGCATAATTCTTTTTGCCTTTACAAACTGTATTTATACTATAATTATTTTTTTTATTTAGATTTGAATTAACACTTAAAAATGCTTCTGTTGATGTGGAATAAAAATCGAGTATTTTATTATCCTTACTAATTTTCACTATTTCTTTTTGGATTGAGTAAGATGAATTGTCTTTCAATGTAGTCCATTCTAGATTTTTATAATAATTATCGCCTCTTTTTTCATTAATATGATTTACGATAAGATAATTATTTGGATTTTTAACAAAAACAGTTGCTACTAATCTATGTACTTTGATACTAAATTTTTTTTTTGTTATATCATCAACTAATTTTACTATATGATATCCTACTTGTAAATGATGTGCAATAATTTTATTTACTAGTAATGAAAATATATCTCCATATTCATTAATTTTATAATTACTAAAACAATATTCTTGATATTTACCAATTATTATAAAATTATTAGATTTTACTTCCTGTGATACTTCTTTATAAGGTATATCACCTCTATTTTTTGCATTTTCAGATTTACTACTTAGTTTTAAATTTTCTAATCTATTATCTTGCCTATTTCTATTAATATGATCAATTACATTTTTTCCTAAGTCTTTGATATCAATATTATGAAAAGTACAATATACTAAAATATGTACTTTTAATCTTTTATTTTTTTTATCATTATTTGTTAATCCTACACATATATAAGCATCTTTATATTTTTTACTATGATTATCTTGCATAATAGTATTTGTTTGATTCGATAATATTTCTCCATTTTTACTTATTAAATATCTATCTTCATAATTTTTAATAGGTTTCCAAAAATCTTTATCTAGGCTATCTATATTTACATTTGTATTATTTTTTATTTTATTTACAATAATAACTTCTTTAGAAACTAGTTTTAAATTTTCTAGTTTAACATTTTTATAATTATTATCAATAAATATTATTTTTTTATCATTTGGTATCTCACCAACAAACAGCTTATAAATAATTTTATATAATACGTGAGTACTGTTTTTTCCATTAACAATTATGGATACATAAATATTATCCCAATTATCACGTAATTTCATAAATTTTTTTTCATAATTTGAATAAATTCTACCATCTTTATAAACTTTATATTTTTTTGTATTATTTAAATATTTCCAACTAATATTTTCTACTCCTTCTGCATTATTGTCTTCGTCAGTTATTCTTTTAATTGTATTATTTACCAATTCTTTTCTAGAAACTGATTTTAAATTATCAGCATGATAATTTGTATAATTTCCATCTTTATATCCTATATATAATTTATCACTTATATTACCAATAAATATTCTATAGATTAAGGTATGAACTTGTGTTTTATAATTCCGACCATTTTTAATTAACTTAATAATAAATACATCACGTTTTGGATGTTTTAGTGGATTAATAAATTGTTCAGATATAGCAGAATATATATTACCATTTTTAAAAATTTTATAATTATGTTCCCCATTAAACCATTTCCAATCTATATTTTCAATTCCTTCTACTTCTGACATTTTTATGATTTAATTTATTATTTATATATTTTTATATTTTCTTTCTAGCATAATCAATTTTTTATATCTTTCAATTATTTATTCTGTTTTGTGTTTTTAATTTGCGTTTTTAATTAATTTTATTTTCTTCCTAGAATATAATAATTACTAATTTATAAGTTAATTAAAAATGTCATTTAATCGACTTCGATATGATACTTGTGCATACAAAAATGAGCTAGCTCAAGAAGTTGGAGTTTTTGCATATGCGGTCGATGACTGCAGATATGTACATAAAAATCCTCGACGTATTGAATTCGGAATAGTTGGTGGCAATGATGTTTCTATCATAGGAAATTCGCTAGTTGACCTCGAAAGCGATCTAAAAGGACAAACCCGTTTAGCTAGCAAATGCCCAACTCTCTACTATCAAAACCCTTGCCCTGCAGGAGATATGAATACCTGCAAACCCCGACAAGTTGTTGTTCGCGGTAATCCTTCTAATATGGGACGGGTAATTGATACTACCCTTTATCACCTACCCCCAGCACAATTTGCCAGATATGTTCCAATAGTGGTAGATCCTTATTTAGGTGGCCGTATGCCTAAGTAAATGAAGTATTCATATTTTGTTTAATTTTTGTTTCTTTTCATTCTTTTCTTAGCTTAATATAGAATTATCCAATATTGAAAAAATATTGAAAAAATATTGAAAAAACTATGGAACAACAACAAAATCAATCCTCACCCAGGAAAGACCCTATGGATATAGAAGTAATAATTGACAAAATAGACAAACTCCCCATACCGGATGCCGACAAAGCATCCCTCCTTAATCAAATTAAACTAAATATGATGAACCCATCCCATGGTGAAGACGAAAACCTTAACCGTATCCAAGCCAAATATATGCAACAACCACAACCTATGCCATTTCAACAGATGCAGATTCCATTCCAATCACCCCAACATATGCCATTTCAACAGATGCCACAGATGCAAATGCCACAGATGCCACAGATGCCATACCCACAGATGCCATACCCACAGATGCAAATGCCACAAATGCCAGGTAATATGATGACTACTGCACACTTTGAAATATTAAAGAATAAATTAGATGCAGTCCAGCTAGAATTAGTAGATTTACTCCGCCATGTTAAAGATTATACCCAACGTTATATGAACGCCACCCGCCAACAAGATATGGAAAAGATTGATTCATATGTTAATGGATTATTTGAAGTAGATAAGAAAATGAAGGAAGCCGATGAAAAAGCGAAAGAATATGAAGCAGAAGCACCAGCGGAAGAACCTGCTACCAGAGAAAGTATAATTGGCAAAGCTACTAGTGGTATTAAGAATTTTCTAGGTAGTATTGGTGATAATGTCGCCGGTGTTGCATCAATGGTTTCAAACACAGCTAATATCGCAAATGGTTATCTATCTAAAAAAGTTATTGGTAGCAATACATCTAATGCCTCACCACAACCGGCGTCTGGTACTATAAATAATACTGGTACTACTGGTAAAGCTAATAAAAATATTGTTAGTGTAGATGATTATATCCAAAGCAATATGAATGAAATGGAAGGTGCATCTGTTAATACTCCAGGTAATATAGGTAATGTAGCAACAGCCAGCAATATGAATAATATAAATAGATTAGAAAGTAAAAATCCTAGTGCAAATCAATTACAACCGCCAGCACCACCTACCGAAGCAATAAAAGAAGCAACAAAAGAAGCAACAAAAGAATCATCAGGGGAAGCATTAGAAGAAGCATCAGAAGAAGATATTACTAATGCAATAAAGAAATTAAATGATACTATGAATGAAGATATTGATAATACAGTAAAAGCAGGAAACACTGTGGTACAAAGTGGTGGTCGTAGAAGGGGCACAACCCCTTACACCAAAGCCCTTAGGGGCTTTCAAGAACACCAATTAACTAAGAAAATAAAACTTTTAAGATTAAAGATAACTAAAAGTAAGCTAGAAAATGAAGTTAAAAAACATACTAAACAACAACACCAACACAAAAATAACAGCAATCGCACAAACAAAAGTAAACGTTCGCGAAAGTAATCTAGCAATCAATTTTGTATATATTATCTAAAATATTTTTCATATCACTATAACTATTTGCAGGATTATATACAACATTATCATCTTTAACACAACTATTATTTGTAATTACAATTACTTTTTTAATATTTTTAGGTAAATTATCTAATGGCAAATTATATTCTCGTTGGTCAATCAATAAATATTCTAGATTAGAAGGTAAATTATCCAATAATATCTCAGCTTCTAGGTTAGCTAGATATAAACATTTTAAACCAATTGGTAAATTATCTAATGACTTATTAAAAAAGCGCTCACAAAATATTTGTTTTCCACCACATATACTCAATAATATTAAACTTGGTGGCAAATTATCTAATGTGTGATTAAACATTTGATTAGTTATTTCTAAATGAGTTATTCCATTAGGAAGCCAATCTAGAGGTATATCCGCTCCACATACTACTCGTTTATATTTTGTTAGCATTTTAATTAATTCATTATTAGTTGAATATCTTTTTCTATCTTCAACATTATCATATCCATTATCTGGATTTTCCAGAATATAAACTTTTTTATACTTGAAATCAATAGCAAATATATTACAATAAGTAAAACAAGTAATATGGTCTGGTAACCATTCTAGCGGATGAGGATAAGTATATTTAATGTGATTATAATGTTTTAACATTTGCATTAATTCAATATCATTACGAAAATCAATATCTTCTGGAACGGTAATTTCTATAGATGGTTCGGCATATTGTCTAGTTATAATGTTGTAATTCATTCTAGCAGATGAAAAAAATATTATCTGCCAGAATAAAATCAATTTTTTTGGAATAAATATATTTATTTGAATCTAAAATAGATTTCTATTAATCTATCAATCATTCTATATAATAACACCTACACTTTCTAAATAAAATCCAAATGGATGACATATTTAGTACCCACCGCCAGAAGAAACACACTTCTGCCCTACTGAAAATACAACATCGAAACACTACAACATCTAAACGCACACTTGAATTTTCCAAAGACAAAGGTAAATTGAAAACATATCGTAATCAAGAACGTCAACAGAAAAACAATATTTCAACTGATGAAACCCGTCAATATTATTGTAATCGTTGCAAAGTATGGAATAATGTAGTTGAATGTGATGGTTGTTATGTTGATTGGTGTGGTATTAATGGTGATTATCATCAATGTGATTTTGGACAACACGATTTATGTCAGTATCATATTAGCAATTTTCATATCAATAACAATATCAATACTACTAGTTATGATAGTTATTGGGAATATCAAAATTATCTCAACCAAGAAGAATATGAGTATCGGATTAGTGATATTCAATGGCGTGGTTTAATTGCATCTGCATCTGCTTTGCTTATTTAGTAATTTGGTAATTTATTCTAGATAATCATCTTTTTTTGTTTTTAGTTTCTTTTTTAGTTTTTTATTAATTAAATAATATTGTAAAATATTGTTGTAAAATAATATTGTAGTATAGTAATAGTTTATAGTATAATATAAGAATGTCTTGGAATCGCAATCGGTTTGATACTTGCTCATACGCATACCAGTTAGCCGAAACAATTGGCCCTGGTGTTTACCAACTTACCCGTCCTGACAACCAAGCTATTCCCGTTCTACCCAAAGACCCTCGCTTCATTGCCCAATCCTCCGGCGTTAGTATCAGCAAAAACACCTCTTTAATTGATATTGACAGCGAACTAATCGGTATTTCCCGCAATCTAAGCGATTGCCCAGACCGCAAATATATGCCCGATGGCAACGCAAGCTTCCATTGTGGCGCCCAAACTGGCAAAGTTCGCGGTAATACTAACTCAAATACCATGCGAGAAGGATTTAGTAATGGTTTTAGTAATGGTTGCCGTCCCGGAGACAAACTTTGCGTAGATAATAGCCAAGTTCTTAATTTTGCAGATAATTCTTTGTGGACCGAAGATACGAGGCTATCTAATTCTGCCTGCACCAATAGAGGGGTCGGGATAAACAGGTTCCAATGGCTACCTATGGATCCTCAAGAACGTGTTTTACACGAATTTGATTATCAAATTAACACCAAAATATTAAGTAAAGATAACCATCGCGCGTGCCTGCCAAATCCACAAAATCAATATGTAGTGTATCCTGTTCCTAATAACACTCCTATTTGCGAAACCATTGTTCAATCATGCGTCGCAAATACATCTCCGCCAAGTGTGAGCTGGAGATCGGAATCAATTATAGCGCAATATTAAATAAAAAAATATTAAAAACAAAATTATAATGCGACAATATCTGTTATATTTTCTTCTTTCACAGGTTGATAGGTTTCATAATTATCATTGTAATACAATTGAATATTTTTTACTATGAAATTATCATATTCCTTTACTAACTCATCTTTTATAGTTTTAACTAATAAATCTAATTTATCACTATTATTAATTTTCAATGTTTTACCATTATTTCTTATAACATCGGGATTATACCGAATGATAATTACACTACGACCACCAATACCATTTACAATTTCATTTATTCTTGCACACTCACAACTATCTTCATAGCTATTATGTTGATTTTCATCAACCTCAACTATTACACAATGTTTGTTTAATTCAAAATAGATGTCAGGTCGTTTTTTACTACATCCTTGAAGCATTTTGCTACTATTATATTCAAATTTAGTGTCAATAGCTTTTCTAAGATAACGAACAATAGCCCATTCTTTTTTATTCTGTATCTTCTTACAATCCTGACAAACATAATCTGTGTTTTCCTTAATATCGCAATATTTGCATAGTCTTTTTACTTTAGTAAGGCTATCTTCCGGGATATGTTTATTGCAGTATTTAGTATCATTTAAAATTTGGGCGTATTCATCATTGCAATATAAAATAGAACATTTATTTTCCAATACTAGATTAATCATATTTGGCAGTTTATGTGTGTTGCAAAATTGAGGTCTTTTATTAGATAATCCAAATATAGCTAATTCTTTGCAATTTTTATTTTGGCAGTTCTTTTTTTTAGTATTACACATTTCAGGAGTTTTATGGTCGACACAATATAATGCTTTAGTTTCTGTCGGTAGATTAAAATTAGGTCTCGTAGTACAATTAGGTTCAATACATCGTTTTGATTTTACATCAATCATATTTTCTTTTTTATGGTCAGAGCAATAGATTCCTGTTATTTCAGTAGATAAATTAAATGATGGTTGTTTAGTACAATTTGGTTCAATACATCTTTTAGATAAAACATTAATCATATTTTCTTTTTTATGGTCTGTGCAGTATAATGCCTTAGTTTCTGTTGGTATATTAAATGCTGGATTCTTATTGCAATTAGATTCTATACATTTTTTATGTACAACATCAATCATATTTTCTTTCTTGTGTTTTGCACAATATAATGCTTTGGTTTCTGTTGGTATATTATAAGAAGGTCTTGATGTACAATTAGATTCTATACAATGTTTATTTTTAACATCTACCATATTAGGTTTTTTATGTTCTATACAGTATAATCTTTTCGTTTCTGTAGGTATATTGTATATTGGTATTTTATTACAATTGGGCTCAATACAACGATTATCTTTAACATTAATCATATTTTCTTTTTTATGTTCCACACAATATAAACCTTTGGTTTCAGTCGGTAGATTAAATGTTGGTTGTTTTATACAATTAGGTTCAATACATTGTTTAGATATAACATTTACCATATTTGTTTTCTTATGAGAAACACAATATAATCCTATAGTTTCAGTTGGTATATTAAACGCAGGGTTTTTTATACAATTTGATTCAATACATTTTTTATATTTAACATTAATCATATTTTCCTTTTTATGTTCGGAACAATATATTCCTTTTGTTTCTGTTGATATGTTAAATGTCGGATTTTTATTACAATTGGGTTCAATACATCGTTTTGATTTAACATCAACCATATTTTCCTTTCTATGTTTAGCACAATATAATGCTTTAGTTTCTGTAGGTAAATTAAATACTGGACGTGTAATACAATTAGGTTCAATACATCGTGTTGATTTTATATCAACCATATTTTCTTTTTTATGGTCAAAACAATATACACCTGTTTTTTCAGTAGGTAAATTAAATAATGGATGCTTATTACAATTAGGTTCAATACATCTAGAATGTTTAACATCAATCATATTTTCCTTTTTATGGTTAGTACAATATAATGCTTTAGTTTCAGTTGGTAGATTAAATGTTGGTTGTATATTACAATTAGGTTCAACACAATATTTTGAATTAACATTAATCATATTTTCTTTTTTATGTTCTGTACAATATAATGCTTTAGTTTCGGTTGGTATATTAAAATTGGGTCTTTTAGTACAATTAGGTTCGATACATTTTTTGGGCATTGTTGATATTACTTATTATAAATAATAAGGTTTTTTTATATTAAAAAAAACAAAAAAATAATTTTATTGTGCAAATTTAATATTTACCATATGCTCTTTCTTATGACAAGCACAATATAATGGTTGTTTTTCTGTTTGAAAATTATATGATGGGTATATAAGGCATCCTGGGAAAATACAGGTTTTTGGCATTTTTAGTATAATAGTATTTAATTATATTTTATTAAATTAAAATATTCTTATTTTAATTATTAGTACTTATTTTATTGTACCATATATAATAAAATTCATAGAAATTTAAATACTCTTAAATATAATTAATAATTTTTTATTATTTTTTAATTTTTATTCTAGCATATATTAAATTAAAAATTGATTGCTTAAAATATAAAAACATTTTATCTAATAGAATAAACAGAGTAATAATGTCTATAGAAATAAAACAACAAATTATAGAAGTAGCAAAAGAATTAAGCAACTTATATGGTGATGACTATGGAGAACAATATAGTAAAATAGCCAATAATGTATTACAATCATCTACAGATGATAATAATGATAATAATGATAATAATCAATATTTATTATTAATTGAAGCATCATATGCACTTATAGATAGTGATTACAAAGACAAAATAATTTTATATTTGCAAAAGAAAGTAAAAGAACAAGACGCTAGAATAAAACATCTAGAAAAAAACAATTATGAATTAAAAGAAAAAATCAAAGAGCAAGAAGTTAAAATCAAAGAGCAAGAAGTTAAAATAGATGATTTAACGAAGAAACTAAATAAATCCGAACAAAATCAATTATACAAAAAATATATAATTGGTATCCAAGATTATAACAGACTAGAACTACTAGAAACCAAACTACCCAATCCATATGAATTAATTAACTTACGTTCCGATAGAATTGGTGATTGTCATTATATTGATGATAATCATTGTGATGATGATAAAGCACATAGAATTAATATACTAATTGATAAAATTAATAATACGCCAGAATACATAGCCACTAAATTTGAAGATGATTATCCAGGATTGCTAGAACAAATTAAACCAATAATGAATAAACGTGTTGTTGGTAGTAATATAAATCCTAGAAGTATTAAACGTGCTAATACTTGGTGGGATATATAAATTGTGTTATTGTTTTGTATTTTTTGTCTATTTCATTTATTCTAAAATATTTAAAAAATTGATTTACGTATTTCAATAATTTTCTAGTTATAATAAACATATCTTATTACATCTGAATAGAATGGCACAATCATCATTAATTGATATTGTTGATAACAAGCTAATTTTTAATACTAATATATCATTTTCTAAAGAATTAAAAGAAAACAAAAACATTAAAGTAATTAGTATTATTGGAAAGGCTCGAACCGGTAAAAGTACTTTTCTAAATTGCTTAATGACTTATTGGCGTAATGCTACCCAGAATATATTTCAAATGAGCTCGGGTGGTAATCATTGTACTAATGGTATAGATGTATATAATATTCCTGAACGTGGAATACTTTTATTAGATTTTCAGGGTATTTATCTAGGTGATAGTAGTAATGATCCAAAATTACTATTATTAGCATATTTATTAAGTGATGTTATCATCTTTAATGAAACTAAGATGTTAAGTAATATTACATTACAACAGTTTGAACCGATGTTATCATTTATTAATTATATGAAAGGTAAAAATGATTTGAAAGATTTTAATCCAAAATTAATATTTCGTATTAGTGATATGTCCCTGGATATTGACCCAACTACCAATATGCAAAATATGCTAAAACCAGAAGATGACCAATTCCAAGCCATTCGTGAATGTATTAATGACTTATTTGATACACCATATGCTGTTTCAACTAATAACCTAGATAGAAAAGAAATTCAATTGCTAAAAACTAATGAATTTAAGGAATTGTTAGATATTCCAGAAAATGGTTTTAATGATGCAATTTGCAAGATTAATGAGTATCTAGAATGTTGCGAAAGCCGTAAAACTATTTCTATCTTTATGGATGATTTACCAAAAATTCTTAAAAATATTAATGATGAAAAAGCTATTGATTTTAAGAAATTAGATATTGTAAAATCTCTAGGAGATCATCAAATCCGCGATTGGATTGATGCATTAGGAACAGATATTTATAATGATATTCTAGTAGATGGAACTAGTGAAACATTCAAGAATGTTATTACAAGACAAGATGAAATGAATAAAATCCTTAAAGACCTGGATAAAACATTTAAATCTATTCCAAAATCAGTCAGAGATGAACGGAACTCATTCCTTAAATCTAGAATTAGTGAAAAGATAGAAAAAGCAACAAAGGATAATAAAACTAATGCTGAAACATTAATAGTTGGAGTAATTAATAAATATTTATTCTGGGTGCCAAAGCCTTTTATATTATGTATTGTATTTGACGATATAGAAACAATTCAGTTTGATGAATGGATAAAACCATTTACAGATAAGCTAGAATTAATTCGGGAACAATCAATGAATATTCATAATGTAGCATTATTACCGTTCTGCAAATGGAAATTACAAGTTATTAAGGATATTAAACACCGATTTGAATGTGAATTAGAAGAAGTAAAAAAAATTATTTCAAGTTATGAATTGGCTCTGAATAAATATCTAGAAACATTTGTTTCAAATATTGATACTAATATTAAGAAATATGTTGATACAATTGATATCACATTACCTTATTCAATGGTATTAGATAATATTATTAGAGAAGAAAATGAAAATATAAATAGTATTCTAAAAGCTAATGAAGATATATATCATAATAATAAAATTTATAAATTTGCAATAGAAAATATCATTTCACCATACAATGGTGAATGTAATATAATTCATACTACCGATACTAGTAAGCATTCAAACTATAATAATGATTTTAATAAATTATATCAGAAATTTTCTAAAGCTATCCGAGACATTCTATATACTCAAGGAAATGAATTAATCGTTAAATATAGAACTGAAAAATTAACCAGTGAAGGGTATTTAACTAAATATTTTAAACAATCCGGACTAATTTTAACTAATAATCCCAACACTCAGTTTGTTCAATTTGTGTTTTCATGTGTTAAAGGGACTAACAATGCAAATATACAAAATGCAAATATACAAGAAATCAATTACGTAATCGAAAACAATGACTGAAGAATATTATAAACTAACATTAGAACCTATTTTGCTAAGAACTTGTGAAAAATTATATGAAAAAGGATATATTTATAATGAAACTATCCCAGAATTAAACGGATGGAAAAAGTTTTTAAAGGATATTACAAATATAATTATTACAACTGATTATAAATTATATGCGATTAGTTTTAATTATTATAGGGGACATTTTACCTCTGATTATAAACGTTTAGCAATGCTAGATATATTTGAACATCGCTTTAAGAAAGAACTAATTAAGAAACTCTAGAATATCTACCCTTGGCTCACACCATGATCTGGGGTTTATTGGTAAGTAGTGTTAATTTTTATTCCTGGTTTAAAAATTGATTTGGTTAATATAATAAATTCCTAAATTAAACTATTATGGAAAGTGAAGGTATATACTTATTAAGAGAACGTGAATTTATAAGATTAAATGAAGACATATATAAAATAGGTAGGTCAAAACATATCAAAACACGAATGAATAGTTATCCAAAAGGTTCAGTAATAGAATTAATGATTGGGTGTAAGAATTCTATACAATGTGAAAAAGATTTACTAGACATATTTAGAAATAAATTTATCCAACATCGTGAATATGGTGCAGAATATTTTGAAGGTAATAAACTAGATATGATAAATACTATTACTACATATTTAAATAAACCAACACCACTAGAAATTAAACAACAATTTGAAAATATAACATCTACTAGAATAGAACCTACATCATGTTCCTTATATAATGAACAACCATCAATAGAATTGCATATAAATAATATGAAAATTATTGAAAATGATGGATGTTTATTCTGGATGGATAAAAATAATTATAATGTTTATGAAATAACAAATGATAATGAAATTGGTATATGTATTGGTAAATATAATAATAAAAATAGAATTATTAAAAAATAAATAAAAAAATAAATTTTTTATTAGTATTATCAATAAGAAATTTATATTATAATATATCTATTTGTGATTTTCTAATATCTAGAATATCAATACGTGTCATATAATTTTATAATTAACATCTTATAGAAAGTAAAATTCAATTTTATAAATTTTGAATTTAATTAAAAGGGAAATAATGGGAATATTTATTATATAATTATATTTGGGTTATAATAATTAGTAAATGTATGTAATTAGGGTGTTTTTTACTATAAAAATACAATTTTAAAAAATGGAATCCCTGATCCCTGTTTTAATAATCAGGGGACAGGGATAACAAAAATATAAAATTAAAAATATTATTACCCTAATTATATTTTAAGAATATTTTAAGAATATTTTAAGAATATTTTAAATTATTATTTAATAAATTTCTTCAAAACCTATATCACCTAAGTAATCATCATCAATACATTCAAAATTATCATTATCATCTTGTTTATTACACCATGTTTTTAATTCTTCAATATTAAGTAAAAAGTAGTTCGTATTTTGATGTTTTTTAGGTTTAATAAAGTCATAAAATTCAATACTTTTATAGAATGATTGATTACTACCACAATTACCACCATCTTTAGATATATTAGATACAGTAAAAAAATATTTATATTCTTCGTATAGTGATTGAGCACTTATAAAACATTGTGTTTTTTGTTTATTGTAACTAACATAATCATCATTTTTATAATATTCTACTTTAGCATCAATACGTTTAGTATATTCCTTTGAAATAATATTATTATATATATCAATAAAAAATAGGTCTTTATTATGTGTTTGTTTTAGATTTTTAGTACTTTTATTCTCATTATTTTTAATAATATTTTCAAAATTATACGTTGCGAAATCAATATCAAAATCTTTTTCAGCCTGATTTAATATATAATTATAGAATGTTTTAAGAAAACTATCATTTTCTATAATAGTTTTATTAAAATTATTCAAATAATTAGGTTGTTCAGCAGTAGGAACATCTATAACCCAAAATCTTCTATTACCAAGTTCAACATTTATACATCTTTCATTATTAGAATAGAATAAAAATGTATTATAATTATCTAATTCATATTTTTTACCATATTTAGGATTCGCCATAAATGTATTTTCAGTAATAGCATTTTTAATTTTACCAGTAACTTGAAATGTTTCACTTCCAGAGCATTCATCTAGAGCTATTAATAATTTATTAACTCGTCCATCATTAAAATTACCAAACAAATCACTAAAATCACCGGTTTCTAAACAATATTCCGAACCGATTATAGCTTTTAATAAATTATAGAATGTTCCTTTACCAACACCATGTCTTCTTACACTTCTTAATACAAGTGATATTTTAGGTAATTCTTTGTACTTGATAATTTTTATAATAAAAGCCATAATTAATTTGAATGATACATCATTGTAATTTAGATTAGTATATTTTGAATTACCTGATATTAGATTGATAAATTCTAATATAATTTTAATATCAAATGTGTTATCAGGTAATATATTGTGATTATCAATTCTAAAACCTTTGAATAAATTATAGTTATTAGTATTTTCTTCAATAGTTGCATTGGGTTTAAATATAATACGTTTATAATTACGTTTATTTTCATCCTTAATCCATTTATCGATAAACACGCTATATTCAGCATAACGTTGTTTTAGTTCTGTTTGTGTTATAAAATCGGGTTTTCCATCAATAACGTCTAGAAAATTAAGGGGTGATAGTATTTTTGCATGTGTTTTTTCAAATTCATTTTTCCACGTATTATATTTTTCATTATTTTCTTGATCCATTTTTATTTTTTCATTTTTCTTTATTTCTTCACCTAAAATGCAATATGTAGTTAAACTATCATAAAAATTGGCAGATTTAATAATTGCTTTATAATTATAACAAGTATATTTGCTAGTATTTATAGTATTCCAAAATTTAATATTTTCTTCATGATCATAACCAGAAATATTTTTACAAATATTATCATATAATTCGAAATTATCAATACTATTACCATAACTATTTATTAAGCTAGATGTAATAAAAAACCAACCTTGATAATCACTTAATTGATTTATAAGAATTTTACTTATAATATTCAATATACAAATATATGATGGTTTATCTTTATCATCATTTGTGACATTATGCATTATATTACTATAACATAATATTCCTTTGTTTGCACCTTTGGAATCTCTAATTTCGTTTTTAGTGGGTATTTTCTTTCTTTTAGTATCAATATAATTTCTTATAAATTTTTCTGTTTCCGGTGTTAATATTGTTACACCAATATCTTCAATAAATTTTCGTTGATGTAAAGAATCATTACAATTTTTGCACATAGTAATTGATGGAGGTAAAACTACATTATTTTTAATCATAATTTCCAAACCACCTGATATTTTACATAGATTCAATCCATATAAAAAATCACAAAATTCGCGATTACTAGTAATATCAATTAATACCCCTTTATTACCACATGTTGATGTATTAAAATGTCCTTTTTTTGTCAAATTATTTTTCATATCAATAAGAAGAAATTCATCATAATACTTAGCAACCTCTGTATTTTTAACACCTTTACTAAAAATATCAAAATCCAATATGATAACATCACGTTTAGATTTATATTGATATCCAGTATAGAAACCAATATTCTTAGAATAATCAATTGATATATTAGAAAAATCACTTTCAGTAAAATTTTGCCAACCTACAATTCCTTTTGAAACACTATTATTAATAGTAATAGGTATTTTGAAATCATTCACATTCCATAGATTAAAACCAGAATCTTTGAAAAATGAAGCTTCTAATGATAATGACATTATTATGCAATTGTGTATATACTCTATTATTTAAAGGAGATATAAAATATTTTTAAATTTACAAAAATTGAATATATTTTATTATTATTTAAAAAAATATAATTGCAATAAGTAGATATAATGTATAATGGTTAATATAGAAGAGCCCTTAAATACTATTTCACATGATAATAAAGAATTGAAAACAAAAGATTATATTTTACGTGCGAAAAGAAATTATAGAAATAAAAAATATTCAGAAGATGAAGAATATAGAGAAAAACAACTTGCAAAAAATAGAGAATGGTATCAAAAAAATAAAGATAAATATAGAGAAAAAAGAATATTATATATGAAAGAATACAATGCTAAGAAAAAAATAGAAAAAAAAATGTCAACACAATCAAATAAACCTATTAATACTATATCAAACGATAATAGTATTATAGATAATATTGAAAAATTAACTATTAATAATTAATCTAATAATGAATTTATTACTGAATAATTAAGTATTTTTACTTTTACTTCTTTTTTTACTGTTTTGTGATATGTTTTTATTTGTTAATTTTTTAATTACCTTATGTCCTTGTTCCCATCCAATAGTTCTTCCATTTAAGTCTAGATATTCAATTGATTTTGAGTCATCATATACAACATATGTATCATATTTGTCTTTATTTTCAAAATATTTTGCAGATATTTTATCCATATTTGCACATTCAAATATTATTTTCTTTAAAATTTCTAAATTTTCATGATAGAGTTCCTTATTTGCTTTGAATTGCTTAGCTTTTAGAAATACCTTAGTACAATTTTCTACCTTTTTATCATCATTAACTATTAAAATGTATTTAATATCCGGATGGGTATCTTTTCCAGTCGCATAAGATTGTAATCTTTTACGGATATTACCTGTTCGACCTATTTTGAATATTTCCTTATTTTTATTAACTAGTAAAATATAAATATACTTATTAGTTTTTGTAAGTTCTAGTATCTTATCGGAAAATTGCTGTTTGTAATAATCTATAAATTTACGCAACATTATGAAATAATCACGGAATTCTTGCCCCTTTTTAGTAGTTGATTTCATAGCAATACGTTCAAATCCTTCAAATGATAACATATAATGTACGTCTTTAACACCTTTTGTTAATTTTTGTTGTAATTTTATAATTATAAAATCTTTATTTAATTCGTATTGTGTTCTAAGACGTTCTTCTAGTTTTAGTCTATCTGTAATATTCAAATATTTCATAACTTTTTCAACAGGAATTCCAAATGTATTATTTTCACACATATTATAGAATTCTATATATTCATTAATAAATCTTTCAGGTATTGCTGTATATCTAGAAAGAAATTCCCTCAATGTAATTTTTTCTGTCATTTTATTTATTCTACTACTATTATATGTAAATTAGAAAAAAATTAAAAAAAATTAGTTATCCCCCTGCAATGGGGAAAACTAAACAATACAACTCTATTTATAACAAATTACTTCTAGAATATCTATTTATTAAAATATCAAAAAAATTGAAATAAATTACTCTAACAACATTAATAATTTATTCTAGCAATAAAAAAAAAAAATTATAACAATGGAACAAATTACCGATTATATAGAAAAATTCAAAGCTGATTTACCAGAATTATTTGCTAATGTATTAACTAGTTATCAGGAAAAAATCAATGGGGATTTTGCAGATGAATATAATATTCCGGAACACGAATATGTTCAAAGTCATCCATTAGTGCAATTGAATCCAAATATTTATTCATTAGATTCTGGATTATCATTTTCTGATTATAAAGAAAATTGTTTTAAAGAATTACATAAATATAAATCTAAAATTACACCGCTATTTACTATAGGTCAAATATTACCAAAAAATGAATATATTATTATGTTGAATGTTAAAATTGATAAAGATATATTAAGATATAATTATCGTGATGGTATGAATTGTACTGAATTACAAATTAAACATTTTTCAATTTGCTATATATCAAATTATGGAAGACTTATAAATATTACTCTTAACAGTCAGTTAGGTACTATTGATCATTACTGTAATGTTATATTAAATGGATATATAATAAATACAAGTGATTATTATGTAAATGATAATAAGCTTTATTATAAACATAATTCGCAACATATTCCAAATTCAAATCTAGCACCATTAACTTACAAATTCCCTAAACTCTTTCTAGATGTTATGAATGCATTCCGAAATGAATCAACTGATGATATGCAAAAATGTTGTGAAAAATATAATGTTTTATTACGAAAACTAAATGATAAAAAAGTAGTAAGACAGCTAGAGTCGGTAATTACTGAAAAAGACAAAATTATTGAAAAAATGAAAAAGGAAGGTAAAAAATTATTAGAACAAAATAAAATATTACAAGATGAAAAAACTAATATGGATACAGATAAGAAAAAATTACAACAAGCTATTCTAGAAGCATCAAAGGCTAAACATTTAAATGATGATTTAGCAAAAGAAAACACCAAATTAAAAAAAGAAATTGAATTACTAAAAATCCAGATGGAAGAACAACGCAAATTATATATGGCCTAGTGAAATATTACATATCACATTCGATATAGTTTGTGTATTTCATCTATTTTTATTTGAATTAGTTCCATTTCTTTTTTTAACCGTTCATTTTCTACCTTAATCTCTAAACGATTATAAATTTAGAGTATAGGTAAATTATCATAAAAAGTATAGATTACCGTCCTACCGGTAGGACAAAAAAATCGTTTAGAGATTAATATCTGCATTCTCTTTTACCAACATTTCATATTTCGGTTTCATATCTTCATATGGTTGTTTAATAGTTTCTAGAATTATTTTATTTTCTTCTTTCAATCTCTTATTTTCAATGTATCTAGAATGATACTCACTACAACATTCTTGTAATAAAGTAGAATTTTCATTATATATAGCGTCTAATATTTTGGTAAATATTGCTGGCATTTTGTAAGTTAATGGGTTTTCAGTTTTATGTTGAGATTCATTTAGTTTTTCTTTCATAGTATATCCATTATTATGTCCTGATTGTTGATGATACAAATTTTCAAAAATATTAATAAAACGTCCATAATTAGTTATATATGAGATATCAACCGTAATTCCATATCCATTTGAACTGAAAAACCAATTAGGAAAACACTTTAATTTTATATAGACAACAAATTCATTTGAAGGTAAATTTGTATTTATATTAAATTTGAGTGGATTTAATGATTTAAATTCTGCAATATTTCTATCTTTTATCCAACTAAAAATACTATTATTATTTTTTGCTAATCCAAAATAGAAATTATCTACATTTTCAACTGTAGTATATAATTCCTTCTTATTAAAAATAATAAATAATCACTAATCAATAATCACTAATAAAAAATTGATTTATCAAAATATAAAACTTATAATATAACATTTTGCAAAATGGTTCGTCCAGAATATACTCGAATTCCAACTGATGCAATTAGTGATGATAGTAGCATTATTGATTTTGATAACGTACATAATCGTAATACAAGCTTATATAATGATAATAATAATAATAATAATGATAATTATAATGTTGATAATATAAGTGATTATGATATGCCATTATTAGCAAATAATACTAATACAACTAATACAACTAGAAATATCCGTTCTGCTAGAATGCAACCTGTGCCATTTACTAATTCATCATTATTGAGAAATGCAATTACTAAAAAGTTATACTATAATATTATTATTATCAATATAATTGCAGTTATACCATTTGTGCTTACAATCTATGGTTATATAGAAATGAAAAATGCGAGTGGTATTGATATCTATAATCTCGGTAGTGAATATATGTATTATTATTTCTTCGCCATAATGCTATTCTATACATTTTATATTAGCACATCTATTATAATACTTATTTTAACATTTTGCCTTAATATTAATTCTGCATCATCTATGTTTGCACTATTAGTTAATAATATGATTTTTCAAATCAATATATGTTTAAGGATGATTGTAATTGCTATTCTAGCAGTTCAAATGATTGAAAATACACCAATGAATATTATTACTATTGATAAGGCAACTCCACCTACACAAGTAGAAGTTTATATCCCTAAACACATTCAATATATGATTATTGAAACTATTCTATATACTATTGTTAATGCTCTAATTTGCGAGTACTCAGGTACTATTAAAATGCTAATTAGTTATTAGCACATTAGAATGTTATTATTTTTGTTATTATTTTTTATTCTAGATATTGGATACTGGATACACATTTAGTCAGGTTTATATATAAAATAATTTATAAGATTATAAACAAAAAATTAAAAATAATAAAAAAAATGTTGAGCACGGCTATTAAGCAAAGTCGGGGCACTTGCCGTCGGGGCACGTGCACTTGCCACAGGGGCACGTGATCTCTCTGGCGGGGTACACGTACTCCATGTACTCCAGGTACTCCTTGGACCGCAACTGCTTGTACTCATCGGACTTCAGGAATTCCTCGTAGTCTCGGATGGCATTCTTCACAGCTTCTGGTGTCGAGCTGTAGAGACGAGACGAGGTTGCCTGCGCTTTACGCATGATATGTTCTGCGAAATGTTCTGCGAAGGAGCGTTCTCGGAGTCGGTATTCCGTGCGTAGTTCGTCATACCTTGTGCGGAAGTGAAAACACCCTGGCGGTACAGCGTTGGGTGCACGGATCGCCTGCAACACTTGCTTCCACAGAGTGCGCCCTTCACGTCCCGTTTGCTCCCACTTGAGAACTACAGGGCATTCGGCGTGGCCAACACGAAAGCGAACGTCACTGTCGCCATCCATAGCCATAGGACCAGTGGTATAGTCATGCCGGGTGATGTTGTGCACTCCACCACACAGGTCGCACTTGCCAGTCAAGTGTGGTTCAGACGAAGAGTGCTTGCCAGCACAATAATAGCAGTTGTCTCCGTTGCAATAATAGCAGTCTTGCTTGCAACATTTTAAAGCCATTGCGTGATGCTTGGAAATATTTTTAACATCAAACTATAATTTTATTTCATTTTTTGTTTAAAAATATTTTTTTTCCTATATATATATATATTTCTTAATATTGGAATCATTAATATAACACTTATGCTATTTTATAATATTTTATATTGTTTAATCCAATTACACGTATATTCCAAATCATAATTCAATTTATATATATATATATATTCAATGTTTTATAAGGTTATATCTTTACATATCTATATCAGTTGAACGATACCATCCTTTTAGTAAAAATCTAATAGAATTGTGATTTTCCACATAGTATTTTCTGAAGAATAGGTTTTTTCTAATAAAATCAAAGAATTTGTTTCTAGTTAATTGTAGTTGTTCCTTTCTACTCATAGATTGATAAACATCACTTTCTAGAAAGTGTTTATGTAAATCACCTATACTAAGATAGGATACTTCTTCTGTACCGGGTTCATCCTGGCAGTATTCGAATTGGAACCATGCTACTAAATCACAACTATTTTCTAAATACTGATTAGTTCTTAGTTTAATACTATCAGCAACAACTAGAAGGCTACTATGTTCGTGTAAGAATTTACGATGATTTTATAAATATGATTAGCGTTGTCTAGTAAACTAGTGTCATCAGTAAAAATACAACGGAAATAGATATCTATAATACGTCGGACATCAGCTTGTGTTATGGTTTCACTAAAACTAGGTTTGCTATTACATTCACATATCATAGTGTTATTTAGTTCTTTTTGTGTATTACTTTCATAATGTCCTCTTGCTGAAAAAGTACCATAACCTGATAGTTCTTTAATTTGTGAGTTTTCAAATTTGGCTTTTTCAGGTGGTTCTCTGAACACTATATAACGTTTCTTATGTAAGTTTGCTTTTTCAGGATTACTACCCATTTTACTCTTTTCAAAAAGTAAGTTGTTATTAGCTAGAATACCATATGCACCTAACATAGCAAGCATTATATCATCAATAACGCCTTTTCCATTGCCCCAGCACCATTATATATAATGAATTTCTCAATACACCGACCATCAATACCACTTGCTAGAATTAGTAAGAATGTTATTGTTTTGTTTTTTACGATTTATAAATGAATTGTTTCTGTATATATTAGCGTTTCACTCTTAATTTTAGTAGTTCAATAATTATATAAAATATAATATTTATATTTAATAATAAAATGTCATATACTATAGTTTATAAAACTTATGAAAATGACCTAAAATGGTTATATTATAGTTTATTGAGCCTAAATAAATATGTAATTGATGTTGACGAAATTATTATTTATTATCATAACAAATGCGAAAATAATTTAAAAAATATGTTAGAGACTGTAAATTTAAAAATACCATACAAATTAATATCTGTTGTATATGACTATCATGGTTATTTAAAGCAAATGTTTGTAAAACTAATGTCTTTTATTGATATAAAAACAGATTATGTTGTGTTTATAGATTCTGATGTAATTTTTGATAAAATATATAGTCCTAATATCAAAAAAATTAATGATAAAATAATATGGAATATTTGTGTTAAAGATGAAAATAATAAAAATGAATGTCAATGGAATGTGTGGGAAAAAAGTGTAATAAATATGACAAAATCACCAATGAATATATATTTTATGGCAAATGGATTTCCTTTTGTAATAAAAAAACAAACATTGATTGACTGTTATAATAAATTTATTGAATTACATAATGATGATTATAATAGTTTTTGCAAAAAACAGGCGTTATTACAAAATATTATTACAACAGATACTGTATTAAATGTATTTACACGTTGTTCATATATTTTTGAAGAATTTGAATATTTAGGTTGGTATGCTTATAATTTTACAACAGATTATATATTTATTAACGACCAATCTAAAAATACAAATAATTTTAAACAATATTGGTCTCATGGTGGAATAAGTGATAATATTAATAAAGAAATCTTAAAAATATTAGAATAATTCAACTAATACTGAAAAACTAACTATTGTATAAACCTATAAATGATTTTTTGTCGTACTGCTAGGAAACTGCATCAGAACAAGTGTTCCGAATAAATAGTGGTATCAACACAATAGGTTTCTTTTTTATTAACTTTAATAATAAATTCAGTTTGATATTGTTTAATCTCTAAACGATTTTGTTGTCAAAGAATAACCTACGGTTATTCTGTCGGGCGCTAAGCGCCCTTGTCCTACCGGTAGGACGGATATATATATACTTTTAACGGTGATTCACCTATATTCTAAATTTACAATCTTTTAGAGATTAACCTTAAATTTATTAAATCAATAAAACTTTTATTATCTAACAAAAAAATAAATACATCTCACAGAATGAAACCACAAACCAAAACATCATTCTCCATTATTGCAACACTAATTCTTATAACACTCTTTATTCTAGCAATACTATTTATTTACATCTCTTATAGAAATCAATCCATATCTTCCAATAAAACTTATTACAAATGTAATGACAAACATAACCCACCGCTAGATAACATTCTATACAAAGAAAACTATAACCGGCAAATAAACTTATCCCAATCTGGAGTAAAACCGGATTTATATTTGCCATGTGGATATGGTAATGCAGAATTAGAATTATATAAAATACCCCACAAACAAGTAGCAAATACCGCAATATTTGCAATACAGGGATGTGATGTTCTAGCGGGTAAGGATACCCTTTGGCAACAATTAGAAAAAACTTATTCCAGGGAGGGTGCTAAAACTATAATGCCAGAAACTTATCTTACCAATTCACTTACAGATATGGATTTATTTCAACGTACATATCACCCGGAAAATATATACATCCTTAAGAAAAATATTCAACGCAAAAAAGGAATAATAATACTAAATAATTTAATCAATATTCTAGCAACTATAAAACGGGACCCTCGCTATATAATAATTCAACATTACATCAGCAATCCGTTCCTTATTAATCAACGCAAACTTAATATCCGTTTATATATTGCTATCATATGCAAACCTAATATGGCACCTGGAGCATATTTATACCCAGAAGGAAAATGTATTTATACTAACCAGGATTATAATCTAAATGATATAACAAATTTGGAATCACATTTAACTAGTTTGAATTTAGATGTTGGAGTGTATTCTAGCTTACCTTATAATTTAAAACAGTTGGAAAAATATATTGGCAATAGTGAATATAACACAATCTGGAATAAAATAGTTAAGAAATTGGGAATGGTTATACGGGCAGTAAAACCGGCAATCTGCCAGGATATAAAGGGTCAAATGAATTTCCAATTGTTTGGTGTGGATGTAATGTTAGACCAACAGATGGAACCGTGGATATTAGAATTTAATAAAGGACCCGATATGACGTATAAAACACCAATGGATAAGGAAATTAAACAATCGTTGTATGAAGATTTGTTTTGTTTGGTAGAATTATATCCTTTAACCGACTATAGGTGTTTGAGATGATTTTGAAAAAATCAGCTTAAAACACCTAAGTATTAACTTAAATTCCGTTATCGCTTGGACACCTATAGGTGTCTAAGGGATAATTTAGGTAATTTAATTAATAGTACTAAGTGTAGTAAATGTGATAGAAAAATGAAAAAATGGCAAAATATATAAATATATAAGTATTTTATTATACCTATCATCAAATAATGTTTTTTATTAATTTGTAAATCCACACTAAATAATTTGTTTTTATTTCAATTTGTTTATTAATTCTATATCGTATACCCAGAATAAGATAATCATTCTGGAAGCTTTTTACATTACAACTTACTATATAAATTATTTCTGCATTAGAACGTATTAGTTCCTCTGCTAGATGTATTCCTAATCCTTGATAACCTGTATTTGCAATAATACACATTACTCCAACCCTAGAATACTTATCCCATTCCAGAGAAGACGTTTTATAATCAATTAAAGAAATATTCTCACAATCAAGATAATTACATACTAAATCATTATAAATAGATTTATAATCAGTTAGGAAATATTTGCGCGAAATACTTTTAAATATGCGACCAAAAAGGGTACATTCACCACCGATGCAAACTAATGTATTTATTCTAGTGTCTGTGATGATATTATTCTGGAAGAAGGTTATTATTGTGTTGCGGATGTTGTTGTCTGGTTGTCTAAATGATAGGGGGTGATATTCCAATTCTAGGATGTCTTTATATTTGCCGTCTTTGTGGATAATTTTATTAATTTCTAGATAGCAACATTGCACGTCTGCCAGAATACATTTCAAAATACAAGTAGAAAGTTCATCGGATTTGGTAGATAGTCGTAATGACCAATTATATTCATTTCCTCTAACTTCGAATTTATCTGTCTTTAATCTCTAAAAGATTGTAAATTAAGAGTATAGGCGAATCACCATTAAAAGTATATATGCCCGTCCTACCGGTAGGACAAAAAAATCGTTTAGAGATTAATCCTAAATAATTTATTGATGCCAGAACACTTTTGATATATTCTAGAATAAGGTTTAATTCTTTAGAACAAATTTTATAATCTATTTGAGTTATTTCAGAAAATGTAATCATATTTCTAGATGGTGCCAGAATAATACTTTCCATCTTGCAATCCATTATGCAAACTAAGATATAAAAATAGATATAAAATAGATATAAAAATAGATATAAAAATAGATAAAAACAAATGAAAATCAATTTTCCTGATTGTTTTTCTAAATTATCCACTCCAATGTGCTTGTTCTGGATGTTCTTCAATACGTATATAGAACCCGCAAATTGTGGCGCATAATGTTATCATAGAAGGAATATTATGAAAATGTTTGTATGTGTCGGGTGAAATCATCCAATGATGTGGTGAATATTTTTCTATTCCATTAGTAATATATTTATAGTGGACGCTATGTCCGTATCCACCTTGGAAACAATGTTTATCTAAGTCGGTAATATATTCTAGGAAATTGGTCTGTGGTGTTTTACTGGTTGATTGGAATACAAAGGTTTCTAGAATAGTTGTGATTTTTTGGAATATTGTTTTGCGTCTTTCAGTTTCTAGCCATCCTGAATTTTCTAGATTTTTACAACATAAAATTAATTGCAAACCAGTCATGGAATCAAAAATCTGCGAGTCAATCCATTCTTTAAATTCTGGATAATGACTACCATCTGCAGATAAATAATAATCAATTGTATGTTGTATTGACATCCTAGAAAGAGATAGTAAATATTGGCATATATGTTTTAAATTATCTAAAAATTGATTCAATATATTTTTATGTTTTTCCAGAATAGAAATAGCAGAATGCACCAATACATTTCCCTAGGTTGTGATTGCAGTGTTAGTTATCAATTGAGAAAACTAGGTTTGCAAACTGATGGAACTTTGCCATTTGATTGGATGAAGCTAACCAATATTGATAAATTGATTGCAATTCTAGATAAAGATTTTATAGGTGTTGCAAACTTTACCAATTATGATATTAAGTTGCAGAATGCAATGTTTGATTATTTCGATACTAAATTACAAAATAATACAAAATCATTGAATAAATTGACACATCTAGAATATGGATTTGTATTGCCACATGAATATATAGGAAAGGATATAGATATTCTAGAATTTGAGGAAAAGTATTCTAGAAGGATAGAAAGATTTAGAAGTGTAGTTAGAAATGCAAATATTAAAAAAGTATTTGTAAGACTGAGTAATACAAAAGAAAAGAAAAAAGAAAGTATTCTAGATACAGCACTTTCTAGATATGGATGTGTAAATTATAAGTTGTGTTTTGTAAATATGGATGATTATGCAGAATTTATTCCAAGTACTACTAATGATGTGTTTGATTGGCATAGGGATTATATACCCTGGCAACAAATTATAGAAATATATAGAAATATATATAATATATAAGAAGTACTATTTAATATGAAAAAACAAAAACAAAATAAAAATAAAAAAACTCAAAAGGGTGGTTCATTAAATTCTCCTCAAACATTATCTCCTCAAGAGTTATATGAAACAGCATTACATCGTATTGAAAACCCACATAAAAATCTAACCGCCCTTATCAAAGAGATTTTTGGAGGAGAGCAAGCAATAAATTTTAATATGGATATATCATTAAAGGATCCATTTTTGCAAAAAACAGATATAGAGTCTGATTATTTTGTTAACTGGTATAATACTAAAAATCCAACATGGCAACCACTATTTAAAATTAAAGGTATAAGCATGCCTGAATATAAAACATTATTAGCGCAAATTGCAAGAGATTGCCTAATAATGTTATTAACCGGATATAAAAATTTAAATAATACATATCGTTCTCAAAATAATATTCAGAAAAATTACAACAATCTAATACAAAATCAAACTAGCATAAACCAAAATCTATCAAATATACCTGCAACACTTAGTAGAGTACGGACTAGTTATTTAAAAAGAAAAGAGGAAATAGATAATAAAATACGAAAGCATGAGTCTTTTAAATCAAATATGTCAAATACAACAACTGTAGTTAAATCAAAAAAATATTTTTCAGTATCTATAGGTGAAAAAAAAGATTTTTTTGAGAAAATATTAATAGATATAGATAAATGTATAGCATCAGGTTATCAGTATGAACAAATTATAAAAATTATAATTACATTTATTTATTTACTTAGTAATGATTTTACTGAAATAAAATTTGACCAATATTTTACAAATCCACATTTTATATTTCCAACGTATCAAGCAATAAATTTTCAAACGGTAGTATTATTAACTAGTGCACCAATATGTAATTTTAGATTGATGAATAGAATACGTAAAGTTCATGATGGTTTTGAAGATCCAAAAAGTGAATATTTTCATGATATTATTGCACATGGTAGTAGAACACATAATTTTATTTTATCCGAAAACGCATTAAAAGAAGATGTTATTTTGAACCAACAAACATTTATAAGGAAAAGACAAAAATTAAATGAATTATTATTTAATGATTATTTTTGTAATAACAGTACAAAAGAAACAGATAATACTAAATATTTAAAAGAATCTATTAACTATAATGAACTTAATCCTCAAAATCAAAAAAATACATTTGCATTAATATTATTTACTTTATTACATGAATTACAAGAAGACATATTTGAATTTTTAAATTCTATAACTAATTCAAATGGAAATTCTAATGCATCTCAAAAGACAGAATTATTGAAAAAACTTGAAAACTCTGCTAAATTTAATTTTTTTAATAAAAAGTACCCTTTTATTGATAAATTAAAATGGAACACTGCTGTTGATGAATTTATTAAAAAATATAATGAAATTAAATCAAAATTAGATATATAATTAGCCTTTATAATATTCCTTAGTAAAAGGATATGGATTTAAATGGTATTTGTGGATATGTTGGCTATCTAATCACTCATAAGTGTTCGAATATCAATTTCAATTAGTTTTTCTTCAATAGGGCTAATCATTAGAAAATAGATAATGTGTTCGTTATTTTCTTTTTGTCTTTCTAGAATAGTGTTGGCTAATTCTAGAGGTAGTATTTTCATAGGTAGAAATGCAACGTCAATATTCTTACGTTCTTCCATTTCAACCATATTAATTCCTAGAACACCATTTCTATCTTCTTCGGATTCTTGATTAGTAGATTTAGTATGTTGTAAATAGATACTAGCTAAATCCTTTTTATTTGCATTAATAAATGATAGTGCTACATTGCGATAATGGGTTAGAGTCTTTATCATTTCGTCTTTTTCCTCTTGTGTTATTTCCTCATCTACATTATCTACACTATCTACTGGTATGGCTGATTTTGTTGGTGTTTCAATAGTGGTATTGTTTTCTGACATTTACAGTTATAAACTTGGATTATCTAGAATAAAAATGTTAAAAATAACTATAAATTAAATAGGCAAATAAAATAGATAAATAAAACGCTGGTATTCTATTCTTTTTCTTTTACTTTCACTTTCTACGATTAGATGATTTACCACTATAAATCTTGCTACCTTCAATTGCAATTTCCATTGTTTTTTTAGGTTTATAAATGCTTGCATTAGAAGTATTACGTGATTTGCGCTCTATTTTAATAAATCCATCATCTTCACCAGCAGTGGAAACATTATTATCAATATCTGGATTACTATTATTATCTCCAATATCATTAATCTCTAGACCAGAAAACATATTTCTACGCACAATTATTTCTTCTTTTTTATCAGTTTTCTTATTGGTAAAATTTGTTGAATTACGAGACCTAGAATCACCCCGAGAATCACCCCGAGAATCACTTTTATTTCCATTTCGATTACTATTATTATTATTACTATTACTGTTATGTTTTCTATACTGATTAGATTCATTAGGTGGTTGTCTATTATTTTGTTCTATTGGTTGTTGTTGACTAGAGGACACAGTTTCACTGGAATTAGTTTCATTTGATTTAGACTTACCTATATTAGTCCAGGGATTTGCACGTTGTATTATAGGTTGTACTGTTGCATTTTGGCTAATTGTACTAGTGGGTAGCTCAGGTGTATCCATAGCTACAGTGGTAGGTGGTATGGTAGGTGTAGTAGCAAATGTAGTGGCAGGTGGTGTGGTAGGTGTATGAGCAGGTGTAGTAATAACGGATGGTTTTTGAATTAGAGTATTTTCTGGTTTTGGAATAGGTTTAATATTTTTAATTATATCTTGTAAATCGAGGATTTTAAATTTAATCTTATTATGAATATTGTTCATATTATAGGCTAAATTTAATACATCTTTAATACAAGTTTGTTGATTATCACTTAAAATATTCCATATAGTACTACAAATAGTTTCCATCATCCCAATCATAAAATATAACCGGGAATTAAGTTCATCTATACTAACAGGTAGCCAATCAAGAAAATTATTAATAATATTAAATGACTGAGTAATAGTATTACTAATTACTGAATTATTAATATCAATATTGTAATGTGCTTTTACATTAGGTGCATTAGATGCAGATAAAAGTAGATAAATATGCCCATAAATAATACCAATATTCTTATATGATACAACATCCTTAACATATCCAAAATAAACTAAATCTTTAAGATTTTCATTTGTGTTTGCTAATTGATGGGTTTCCTTGATAAATTGTGCGATATATTGACTAATATATTTGGCAATATTATCATTGAAACCAAATAAAAATTGTATATAATCTTTGGTAAAATTTTCCTCATTCAAACACTTCTTAATTACACTATCAAAAATATATTTACAGTAATCAGGCAACTTACGCATATTATCTTGTAAAAGTGTAGTTGTAATTTCTGCAATAATACTCGAATAATTAGTACCAGTAATCTTATTCATACTCCGATTAATTAAATTAACATTATCATCATTGTTAATAAATCGCGAAAGTAATTTAGGATTTTTCTTTTCACGCCAGTTAATCATTGAATTCCGAGAAGAATTCTTAATTTCTACATCTATAGATATAACAATATCATTGAGATATGTTGACAATATATCTATAAATGGATATTTATCCTTATTAATCACATTACCACAAATATCATACATTTTCTTTTGATTTTCATAAAAATTATCAATCGTCAATCGTGTGTTGTTTGCCATGATGATAGTATCAGTTTTTTGTTATGCGTATAGGTAATAGAATGATTTATAAGTGATAAGTAAATATTAATAAGTAATTAATATATATTTATGAACGATATTATTTGTTATACTTTGAACTAATCAAATAAATTATTGTGTTTTTAAATTAGTTTTTACATTGGTAAATTTATCTTAAATAAATATAATATAGTATTAGCTAGAAATTGATAATTTGGAAATCAAGAGTAATAAAAATGCCAGAAATATTATCAAATGTTTACAGGACAGAAACAAATCTAGCTACTGGATTATTTAATGATGCTAGAAATGCAACCAATACCAACGTTATCCCAAGAACTGGATTTAATCAAAAAATTCTAAACACTAACAATACCGGATTTCCTCAAGATAATATTATACGTGAAAGTAATCAAACAGATTTTTTCATTTCACCTCTTAGTGGCCAATCAGTTAAAAAAGAAGCATTCCACGATAATATGGTTCCCTTTATTAAAAACAAAAACCAGCAAAACGTAAATTTTGATGCCTATAGTAATACTTTAGGACGATATACTGGTAGTGATGAAACTTATCGTCAAAAGAAACATGAAGTGAAATCATTCTTTGATGTAACTACAAATAATTCCTATGTCTATGGTAGTCCCTCATTTACGGAAACAGTTGGTCTTGACCGTTATGTTGCCAGTCAGAAACGCCAGAATGAAAAACCATTCGATGATGTCCGCGTTGGTCCTGGTCTCGCTGCCGGTTATACCGCAATGCCGGTTGGTGGTCTCAATCAAGCCAATGCACGTGATTATGTTTTACCAAAGAGTGTAGATGAACTTCGTGTCCTAACAAATCCCAGAGTATCCTATGAAGGGCGTGTAGTTGCCGGTCTAAAATCTGGACAACGCGGATTACAAGCTAAACCTTTCAAGCATCGTCCTGAGCGTTATTACAATTCTAATCCAGAACGAGGTAATCTTTCTAGCGCAATTAAAGCATCTCAATTACGTGAAAAATTCTATATGAAACCAACTCAAAAACAATACCAAAAAGAATATTTCGGTACTCTAGGTCAAGCCCAGCTCAGCAAACCCCGCAAGGAAGGCGCATATCGCAGGAGTACCAAAAATAACTATATGAATCCTACCCCACGTAATGCATATCGTGAAGATGCTTGGACTATTGATGAAATGGCTAATACTGAAGGTGTTGGTGATTATGGTAAAAATAGTATTGAAAACAAAGCCAACGAACGTGATACTACTCAAGACCGTTTCCACATTAACAATTTAACTGTAAGTGTAAAAAAAATTATTACACCTATAACGGATTTCTTCCGTCGTACCCGCAAAGAGAATTTCATTGGTAATATTCGCCCTGATGGTAATATGAACGCCAGAATGCCATCCAAACAAACTGTCTACGACCCCAATGATACTGCCCGTACCACTATTAAAGAACAAACTATTGATAATGAATATTCTGGGGCACTCACTGGTAATTCTAAAGCCACTGTATATGACCCTAATGATATTGCCCGTACCACTATTAAAGAACAAACTATTGATAATGATTATACTGGTCAACTTACTGGTCCCAATGCAGGTACTGTATATGACCCCAATGATGTTGCCCGTACTACCATTAAAGAGCAAAATATCCATAATAATGCTCCTTATATTAATATGAATCCACAACAACCTCGCTCATTACGTGTATATGACCCTGAAGATATTGCCCGTACTACAATGAAGGAGGTTACCATAGATAATGAACACGTTGGTTTCGTAGGTAATCAACAAGCATTAAAGGCAGGTGGTTATACTAGCACTAGTGTTGATATGAAGAATACTAATCGTCAATTCCTTACTGATTGGTATTATCAAGGTATTGCAGATGGTGAAGTTGGTACTGGTACTGGTCGTGGTTATCTCGCCGCCCGCTATGATGCCAAGAATACTAATCGACAATTCCTTAATGATTGGGAATGGGAAGGACCGGCGAAGGCATATTTTAGTAATCCAGAGAGTTATGATAGTATGTATAATGCCCGGATGAATCCTAATCGTGAAGAAATTGCCCTAGGTCGCGAACCAACACCTGAAAGCGTTAAACTTAATGCAGGTGGCGATTTTGTTAATATAGAACATCGCCGTATTGAAGCCGACCAAATTAATATTCGCGAACCCGCAGAAACATTCGTATATGAAGCGCCACCTCAGAAGAATAGTTGCGGTCTTACACGAATGAAAGCGAAATTACCAGAAGACACACAACGCTCTCGTATTAATCCCGAAATATTAGATGCTTATCGCCAAAATCCATATACCCAACCATTATTTAGCTCTACTTTTGCCTAAAGTATTCTAGCAGATGTTATTTTTTTATTTTTATTTTAATTTTAATTTTTATTTTGAATTATAACTGTAAAAAAAAATGGCTTCAGCCAAGA